CCGCCGGGTACGTCTTGTTGTCCGCCTGCGTGGACGCGCCGGCGTCTTCGATGTGCGCCCGCAGGTGCGCCTTCGCCTTCTGCTTACTGTCGGTCGGGAACCCTTCGATGGTGTCGGCCTTCAGCAAGGCGTTCCGGCAAGCGATCAAGTTGGCTGGGCCGGGGTTGCCATCGTCACCGACATGGTGGTGCGGGAGGTGCCCGTGTTCGGGCAGGTACTTGTTACCGCTGTCCGCACCGGCTGCCTGGTCGGCGAGGGCGTACACCGACTGCATGTGATCCCAGGACGTCGGGAACTTCATCTTGCCGACTTCAGTTTCGGCGTGGTAGTCGGTGGTGGAAACGTCAGTGTGATGAACAGGCACACCGGTACGGCTGGAACCGTTCAACTCAATGACCTCCCGGGCGGCCGGCTCGGAACCGAACCCATCGCGCACCATAGCTTCAGCCGCCTCTGGGCTGTACCCACCGCGCACCATCGCTGCCAGTTCCCTCGCCCTTACACCGACGATTTCCGCTGTGACAAACGCCGGGATCGGCGTAGGCCCGTACTCGATGAGGGCGATTTCCTTCCGGGTCACCAGGGGTAGTTCGCCGTTGCGGTCTGGCTTGTACTGCGAATAGCCAGACCTTTCAGGGTCGCTTTGGACGAACACGCCGGTGTAACTCATGCCACGCAGAGACTGGGACTGGATGGCGGTGAGGATACGGTCATTTTCTGGGCCAGGGTCGAACCGGGTGACGGTGTACAAGCCCCTCTTGTCAGGCTTCATCTCCAGCGGCTTGCCCAGCGGCACCGACCACATGTCCGACGGGGTGCCATCCAGGGACTTGGCGTGGTTGTACACCGAGAAAATCTGGTCCGCGCGGTCGGCGAGAGACCGGTTGAACGACGCCGGGTCGTTCTGCTCGTTGTAATGCCCGTCCTGGTCCACAATCTCCGACGGGGTGTTGAACACCGCGGCGTAGGCGACCACATCCCGGCCCGTGCCGCCCTTACGAATGTGGATGTCGTCGAAGGCGAGAGCACGGGTGACGGTGACAGAACGGTCCCCTGCCAGGGCGCGGCGCACCCGGCGTGCACTCTCAGTGCTCATCCGGCCCTCCGATGGCAGCCCTTCCGTTAGAGCTAACCGTAACTGGTATATGGCGCTTTTGCTTTAGTACCACAGGCTCTGAGTTCGTATCAGCGGGGTGCGCCGCTTCGAGCGCTTCCAGTTCAGCGCCCTCCACCTTGTAATGCTTACGAAGGTGGTTGGCTAGCCGTTGCGCATGCTCCGAAGCCGATTCCAGGTGATTGCCGATATGGTCCTGATTGAACTCAATATTGTCCGGCGTAGTGGAATCCCGCAGATGCGCCAGATGCCTGCGTGCATGCGCCAGATCATGAGACACCGTTTCCAGCAGGTGCGCCGTGGAACTCTCCACATGGTCGGAGCCCCCAGCCCTCACCTTCCCCCGCGACACAGGAACCAGGTCAATCACCGGCCGGGACTTCGCCGCGGGTGCAGCGTCCAGCTTCGGCAGGCCAGGCTGCTGCGGCTCCGACGGCACCGCTGTGCCCGGGGGCTGCAACTGCACCGACAGCAGCCCCGTGTGCTTCAGCAAGCTCATGTCGTTGTTAGCAACGGCCTTGATAACCGAGTCCGGCTCGAAGCCTTCCCGTACCAGTGTGGTGATCGTGGAAGCTTGCGACTGCGCCACCGCGGCGATGTCCTGCTCGTCTGCACGCATGAACGGCACACGTGCGTCGAACCACAGATTTGCCCCCGGTGGCACCGTCATGATGGATTCCAGCGCCGAGCACGCACACATCCACAGGTGGTACATGGTGCCGTCGGAGAACCGCCTCCGGGCCGAGTTGAAGTTCCCCGCGTTCAGCGACGATCCCTGAAGTCCCTCGGAGAAGCCCACCCAGGACGGCGGGACACCCGCTGCGGCGGCCAGGCGGGATTCGCCTTTACCTTGCGTCGCGGCGAAGTCGAGCTGCTGGAAATCCTTCCCGACCGTGACCGGGTCAGCGCCACCACCCAGATAGAGGGTCTTGTACGCATTGAACGCGCCCTTGTGTTCCTCCTCCATCAGGGCCTTGAACTTTGTCACCATGTCGATCGGGATGGTGGGGTCGAACTTGATCGCCAAGTTCGGGGTTGCAGCGTTCTGGAAAAACCTGGCCTTGTGCTCCACGGCCAGGGAGTCGCCCTGCACTTCGCGGATACACGCGGTCAGCCACGACATGCCCAGGAACTGGAAGTTCGGGTCCGGCTGCGAGGCGTAATGCGCAACCTCGTTCGGGAGGAAAAACTTCGCCCGGCCAGACCGCGGCCAGTACGCATACCCGGCGACTTCCACATCTTCGGCGTCCATGGGGAAATCGGCGTCAAGCTGAGAACCGAGGATGATCGTCACCAGGTCCGGGCGGAGCCTGGCCAGCCGGTCACCACGGGGCCGGACAATGTAGGAGTTCCCGGCGATGGAGTTGTCAATTTCCATCCGGGCGAGCAGGTCAGCGGTCAGCCCACCGGGCCACGGGTGTTCCAGCACCGACAAGTCCGGGGAACCGAACAGGTCGCCGGGATCGGAGCCCTTGAACCGGGTCCACTGGAACCTGATCTGGGAGAACGCCTGCATCCTCGCCTGCACCAGCGCGAACACAGCGGTGTTGCCGTGATGAGCGGCGATGGTGGAGCCGACAATGCGCTCCTCCTTGACGTTGCCCATCGTGGTTTGGATGAGCGGGTACGTCAGGCCACCGAACTCGAACAGCGCCGACCATTCGTCCACGTTCAGGGACATGTCACGCTGAGACGGCGCGGGAGAGTTCCGCCTGGCCATCTTCGCGTTGACGCGCTCCAGAACGCCCATAACGGGTTACCCTCCGGTGTTACGTGCGGCCTTCATTTCACGCAAGGTTTTGGTGTCGGCACGTGCGGCGGCCCACCCATCAGCGAACGACAAGGCAACCCACACCGCAGCGAACCACACCACGGTGAACGCCTTCGCGATCACCCAGCCGAAAGCGAAAAGTATCACCGCCAGAAGCCGGGCAACAGTCTCGATGAAACTGACTTCACGGGCACGGGCAGTGACGTCTTCAGGGTCCACCCGTTCCAGAAAGGCGGTCATTGAGGTCATAGAAGCATGCTAGGCCCTGCCAGGCGTTTAAGAGCGCCCAGCAGGGCCTAGCCGCGGGACAGCGAAGCTAACAGGCCACGCCGGAATGCTTCACCGTGTCGTAAGGGTTCATGTGCGACCCGCCGGTCGGCGGGCTGTGCGACATGGCGTCATAGCTGACACCGGATACGGTGCCAACCTGGGTGTCAGCGGTTGCCTGCCCGGCAAGCCAGGCAGCGTCACCGTTCGGGTCGGAGTGCGGGCCGATCTGCCCCAGCTCACCCATCGGGTCAGGCATTGGAACCTCCAGTTGCCGGTCAGGCTCAGCCTACAGTCATCTGCTTCCCATAACGGTAACGACTCTTGAGCTGCAACGCCTTCGCCAGAAACGCAGCGGATTCCTCCAGAGTGACGCCAGTGTCGTTCGACTGGGCCATCAACTTGCGTATCCGGATCGCAGTTTTGATGTCTGCCCGGGTCAGGACCACGGCTGCCTCATTGAAGAAAGAAGGGCTCAGGAGGATTCTTCTCACCGAACGTTACCAGGCCGTGCAACGCCAATGTCACCGCCACCAGCGGGCATATGTCATACCCCGGCGCAGCATCCCACGCCCATGCTTGCGCGACCGGCCGGGACCGTGCGCCTTCCACCGCAGTGTTCAGTGGTATCTGCGACGGGTGGCCCAGGCCGCCGTTCGTCACCATGTTGGTGAAATCACCGCACGCCTGCGCGTATGCGCGAGACGTGGTCAAGACAAGGCGATGCTTTCCTAGGGGAGTCGGCTTGTCATCGGACAGTGTGATGAGGCCACGATTCCTGAAGTGCTGTTCAAAGGCACCAGCCGGCCCAGATGGGTTCAGTACCACCGCCACGGGGTTCCGTCGTTCAACAATGCCCATGACCCGGTCCATCACCCAGCCGGTGCCCGGGAGGTGCTCGACAAGCTCCACGTGCGGCAGCCCGTCGTCCCTCCACGTGGCAATACCGATAGCCGACACCGCGGAGTCAGGCGACACATCCACCCCAACGGCGATCACCCTCGCCATACCGGGGTTCGAGCCACCGAGTCCGTGCCAAAGCTGCAACGACAGCGGAGCGGCGCCCTCCTCAGGCAAGTCCCACCAGCCCATTCGTTCCCGGCAGAACTCCGACACAGGCAGTGCGCGTCTTTCGGCCTTAATGTACTCAAAACTGAGCCCGGTCCCGTTGGAGCGGCGCTTCCCCAGGGCCGGGTTCGCCATCGCCCAAAGATCCGGTTTGTCGCAACCGCAGCCGACAGCGTTTTTCGCGTGAGTGCACCGGTCACCAGCGTCACAGGCCATCACCGGATCAGGAGCGCACCATTCCAGGTAGGCAAGGGTGGGTTCACCGCCGGCTCTGCCCCGGTCACGGACGTCCCGCAGCACCTCGGAGTCAGCCATCCCCGCGGAAGAGCCGTACAGCACCTGAGGGTCAGGTTGCGCTGAAAGCGTCGGCAGCAACGCGCCCATGTGACCGGGCTTCAGGAACATGCCTTCGTCGAGAACCACCTTGTTACCGGACAGGCCACGGCCACCACCCTTGGTCCTGGTGCGGAAAATAACCCGTGCGCCTTTAGTGGTTTCAATGGCTTCTTCACCGTGGTTCCGGACCACCTTTTTGACCTTGCCGCGTAGCAGGTCTGAGTTGGTGACCAGGTCCACCATCAGGCGGAAGACTTCCATGGCGGTACCGAACTCATGCGCCGAATAAACCACAAGGCGTTCGTGGAAATGGAACACCCAGCCGTTTATGGTCATGATTTCCAGGGCGGTTTTAATGTTCTGCCGACCGCACACCACACCAATTTCAAAGGCCGCTGATCTTCCTAGCGCACGCTTAGCGAAAATGGCGTCCAGGGCGAGCCTTTGTTCTGGGTCTGGTGCGAAATTGGCACCAGCGTTCAGATCAGCGACCTCGTCGCCGTAGGTAACCCTGTACTTGGGCACCCACAGATGCGTGGGGCTGGTCAGCCCTTGCACTATTCGCCCAGTTCCCTGAGCCTGGCGTCTTTCGCTGCCCTGCGGCTGGCCAGGTCATCCAGCAGGTCCAGGGGCTTGTCCGGTTCGACGCCAAACTTCGCGTCCAGGCCGATCAGGGACGCCCTGCGTTCCCCGATGCGGAGCAGGGTCTGGGATGCCTTGATGGCGAGACTGGGGTCACCGCCACGTCCGCAAGCACCGCACCGGCCACCTTGGCTGCCTCGCAGGACCGTTTCCATGATTCGCTGGATGGCGTCGAGACGCTCCACCTCAAGGCCAATTTGCAGCGACCGGACCCCGTCACCGGAGTTTTTCCGTTCGTTGAGCGCCGCGTGGATATCTTCGGTGATCGCCGAAGCCGCACGGGGGGGTGCGCCGGTTTCTTCGGCTTCCTGCCTTGCGATTTGCGCGGGAGACAGGCCGGCTGCACGCAGGGATAGGACCCGTGCCCTGCGACGGGACTGCTCATCCTCGGTGGGCTTTGATTTCCGTGCTGCCATGATGCCTCCTTCCATGCGGCATACGCAGTGTAACCTGGTGGTATGGTGTGGTATACTTGAAGTAGGGAATGAACCACACCAAGCCCCAAGGGACACACCATGCTCCGCCCCGAGGACTACCAGCTTTCCATGCGAGTCAGCGCCCGTGCTAAAGACGACCGACCTGACCTGCGGACCCTGCTCATTCACCGGCTCCGCCCCGCACCGAAGGCAATCCTGCGGCTTTCCAACAGCCGGGACCTGGCCACCGCGGACATGGACCGTTACGGCGCGTACTGCGAACCGTGCCGGGAGTGGACCAGGCGGCCAGACT